ACTCGTCGTCGTAGAACTTGTAGATGTAGACTGTCTGCTGATTGCCAGACGCTAAGACCGCGATGATCTCATAGTCCGACGACCCGACAACAGCGAGGGGCATCCCGTCGATATACGTCGGGACGTGCCGCGTGATGTCGATGGCGGTGTTGTCGTCCTGCCGCCCATTGGGGTGCGGCGTGTACCGCATGACCCTCGTGGACCCACTCCGCTCTTTGGCGAAGTAGATGTCCCTCCCGGAGACGAATGGGCGAACCCTATTCGAGTTACCGTACTGGGAGATGACTGGCAGCCTGGCCGTCTTCGGCGTCAAGATGGGCTCACCCGTGAGGATAAAGTCCGTCTGATCCGACGAGAGTATCAGGTGTCCGTTCCAGTGCATCGCGTTGACCAACTTCGAGACCTGTGCGGTCATCGCGCTGACATCAATCGGCGCACTATCGAGGAGGTCTGTGACGGTGGTCCTGAAGAAGTTGAAGTAGTCATCAGCTTGCGACAGCACCGCGTTCTCGTCCGAACAGAACCCAAGACGGTTGGCGTGGAAGAAGACCTCATTGATCTCCCGACCGACAAAGGACGGGAACGGGTTGGTCTCCTCATTACCCGCGACCCGACTAGCCCACTGGGCCTGTCGGAACACGAAGTACGTGCCCGAGCCGACGACGCGGCATGCGTCCCCATCAGAGAACGTGTTGTCCGAGCCGCCAGACAGACCACCAGAACCCGTTATCGAGTTCGTTCCGTTGCTGGTGATGGTCATCGAGGAGCCGTCAGTGATATTCTCGACGACATCCCCAACCAGTTCGCCAGGATCGACTCCAAGCCCGTCGGTGATAAGGACGGTGGCGGTGGAGAACCCCGAGGGGAATGCGCTGGTGACCGTGGGGGCCGACGACGTGTGCTCGATCTTGACCACCCCGTCTCCGAGGTCGGACGCGGTGATGCCGGAGATGGACTCCGCATTCACAGCCGTCGTCATAAGAGCAGCCACTTGAACGGGGGTCGAATCCGCAGACAGTACCACGTCTACGTTCTCGGAGTTCACCACAAGGCGCACAGTGACGCCATCAGGATATACGTCGTCCACCCCAGCCGAAAAGTCCACATACTTATTGGCGGACGCTGGGGTGTACGTTAGCGTCTTGAACGTGACGAACGCCACGTCGAGAGGAGTAGCGCCAGACGTATAGTCGAGTTGCACGCGGACATCGAAGTTCTCGTCCAAGTCGGCAGTCGTGAACAGGATGCTATGGTCGTTGAGTACGCCATCTCCCTGGACGAACACCTTGGTCGCCACTTCGGTCCAGTTCGTGCTCGATGCGCCGTCGTTGATCGAGACGCGAAGGGTTAACTCCTCGTCATCCAGTCCGGTGCAGTCGATATTGAAGTTGACGGAGTACGTTGCGGAGATTCCGTTGGCGTCCGTCGCGTTAGCGAAGACATCAGCATCATGGGCCGTCACTGTGAGATCGGTCTCGGTGGACCCATTCAACGTCGGCGCCCACTCTTCGGACGACTCGGAACCTTCAAAGTTCGTCGTGATAGCCACGGCAGGAAAGCCGATAGCCTCCAGATCAGACAGCAGATCCCCGCCGCGCACCAGCTCATGTGGCATGGTGGAGGCATTGAGGTCGGTGCGCTCATCGGGGGCGACAGTCTCTTGCCACACGCCGCGACCGTCGATAGTTCCTAAGTCGCTGTACTCTACCCAATAGTTATCGAAGGCTGTGCTGGGGTCCCCTGTAATCTGGACGGTGTATCCGTCAGGAGCCGCTGGGGGTAGATCTTCGAACTTCTGGGCGCCCCCCTTGATGGCAATCAGACCCTCACCGCCAAGACCCTCTTCAACTGAGATGGTGAAGTCCTGCGAGTCTTTGCGGACGATGTGGACTGTGGAGCCAAACAGTGTAGCCGTGTAGAGGCTGTTCAGCGAGCTGTTCCCGGTTATCTTCGCCTTGAGCTGGCTGGCGATAAGCTGGGTGTTTAGCTCGTCCGTATCGCCGGGATCAGTACCGTCTGGGGTGCGATAGTCCAACACGGTCGTCCCTAGTGTGAATCGGTACAGCGTGGAGAAGTCCGCATCTCGGACATACAGGAGGGCTTGGGGCACCAGATCGGGAGATGTCGTTGCCGCCTTCGCGACAGACACTTTCCGATTAGCGATGATCGTGGTGTCCTGAATGGTGGCCGCTCGAATATCCAGATTGGGCGTAGGGCTGCCCGACGTGAGGTAGGATGTGCCGGTGGGAGTCTTGACCGTGATGGCGCTGCCGTCCAGGTCAAACACTTTGATCGTGCCGTCTCCCAGGATGATGACTCTGTACCGCTCACTGTCGTCCCGGTTGATCGTGTACAGGAATGCCGCATCGTAGTCTTCAGGACTAGACGCCGCAATCACTGCTTTGTGGATCGTGGGAGCCCGGCGAGTCAAGCCCCGCTCCACGTCCGATAGCATGTTGATCTGCTCCTCACATTGCGACGGAAGCCGACGATGTGAAGGCTGCTGTGAGACACCACCAAGTAGGTTGTCGAGAGTCGCCTTGAATCCCATTAGAGGTACCGCGCTCGCAGCTGCCGTCTCCCGACGATGTTGTAGGAGCGCACAGAGTCCAGCATGTTCCGGCGACGATCAGCTTTCTGATCCTTCTTGAGATTGCGGTACGCTTGAGCAATGTCGTCGTTCGTGTAGCCGACGATCTGTGGTTCGCCCAGCGTGGACTCAGCGAATTGGCGAGCCGCCCGCTTCACGCAGTAGTTCCGCGCAGACTCCGGCATATCCGTGAAGTCCCGAGAGAACACCGCGTCGATGAAGATTTGGGGACGCTCCGTCGCGTCGAAGGTATCTTGGCTGCGGAGACGGTCCCAGAAGAACCCTCCCTTGACATCAATGTCGAGGAGGTTGGTGAACGGGAGCGTGCCATCGTCGTTCTTCTGTGGACGATAGCCGCATTGGTCGGAGCGTTTCGATGCGTCAAACGACAACAGATCACTGGGAACGGGGAACTGATCGTTCCCGTCGATAGCAATCCGATACTCGAACTCTGTGTTAAACCGCCATCCGAATAGCTGTACCTCTCGCATGATGTCCCGCAGCGTCTGGACTGCGAGCGCGATGTCGGCTTCGGCTGAGGCGGCAGTGTCGAGGTCACTAATGGGTGCCTCCCCGACAGCACGCAGCATCGTGTTGACTGCTTCGAGTTCCGTCGTGGGGACAATGGTTTCAAATTGCGGCACAGTAAGAGTTCCTTATGGGCAAGAAAAAAGACCCCCAGGGAGATGAATCCCCAGGGGCCAGTTGGTTGGTAGGATCGGGTTGTTTGAAGAGGCAGCCTACCAGAGCCCCTTATGAGGTCTTGATCTCCACAGCCGACTCGGGCCGCAAGATCCCGTGCCCCATCGCGTACTTCGAGAGGACCAGCGTGCCCTGACGGCGCATCTGGTATTCCATCTCGGAAGCCAAGTCGATGAGCTTCACGGTTCCTACCGCCGAGCGGTGCCACGCCAAGCCAATCGCCGTGGAGAAATCTCCCCGATAGGCGGTCGGGCCAGTCGTAACGTCGGACTGCGGAAGGTTGTTGGTCTTCACGATCTGCACGCCCCCAACCATCGCAATGCGGCCTTCCGGCAGGGAACCAGTCCCACCGTAGTCGCGATTGATGGCCTTGGACGAGCTTTCGATCAGGTTGTAGAACTGCGCGGGCTTCAGGAAGACGAACCGCTCATCAGAGGGAACGTCCTTCTCATCGAACGCCTGCGCGGCGTCGAAGATGGTGGCGACCAAGGAATCCGCATTGGTATCACCATCGGCGTCAGTCAGAACCGTTCCGCCGTTGCCTCCGGTAACCGTCGCGGAAGCGCGAGCAGTCAGGAGTCCAACTTGCAGAAGGTTCTTGTCGAGAGTCTGTGCCAATGCTCGGCCACAGTCCTTCGAGTAGAACTGACGGTAATCGACGTGAGACTTCGCCTCGTCGATGGAAGCCAAGAAACGATCAGCCACCAAGAGGTCGTCGATAACGATGACGCGCTCATTGTGGTTGACCTGGGAGCCCAGGAGTTCATCTCCCGGAGTGTGGTACGACGCAGTGCCCTTCCAAGTTGCCGGAAATTGAGCCGATTTACCATGAGTAATCGTGCGGACCAGCGAACGAGCGAGTGCTACATTGGTCTCGGCGAAAGCCATGATGACTTCCCCGCTCCATACCATCAGGAACAGGGCATCTTCGTCGCCAGCGCCATTGGCCTGACCGAGACGTGAGGGATTGGCAGCAGCCATTTCCTCTCCATGTTGAATGTTGTGAAGGATGCTTATTAGCTACAAAGCACCCACAGAACATCCAGTCTCATCAGCCACAGTACGCCACATGGATTGTCGCCCGTAGGCGGTCGCACGGTTGTAGTGTAGATGTTTCGATTGGAATACTTCTGGGGCGAGCCCCCTATTGATTGAGGGGCACTCGCATGTTCACACATTCCAACAAGGAAGAATCTCTCAGGGGCTACTGATGGGTGAAAGGAGGGAAAGCCCCACGTTCACCCCTGAGAGACAGAACCTAGTCCTTCTGTGCAGCAGCAAATGCGCGGTCGGCTATCGCGTGGCTGGCGTGGAATGCTCCGACGCACACCGTAGCAATAGTAGTGAAGTCCCCGGTTAGCTTTCCGAATAACGCAAGGACGAAACCACCAGCAAGCGCCGCTGCTGTTACTGCGAACTTCCTGTAGCCCTTCATGGTGAAGAGCTATCGCTGACGCAGGCGCGAATACCCGCCAGACCGCACTGCGGCCAAGACGCGGTTATCCACCTGTTGCCGATACGCTGGGTCGCTGAGGTACCTCGGATCGGACTGCGCTTTCACCTGCTCGTCCATCGAGGCGAACGGCTGCGCACCGCCCGAAGACCGCCCATCACCAGCCGGAGCCCCACTCAACATCGTGGGCTCCTGCCCGTTCTCTTGGTAGTCAGCCAGAAGACTCTTCATGGCCCGCTCCGCAGCCTTCGCGTTCGATCCGTTGAATGCCTGGTTGTACCAGGCGACTTCCTCTGCGGTCAGCGACTGTGCAGCCCACTGGAACGCCGCGTCGAGCGTGGCCTGATCCCCGGCGACCTGCACGAGTTGGCCCTTACGCAGCTCATTGGCCGCTTGGCGTCCCTCGATGTAGTCATTAACCGTTCGCGGAGAGATCCCTGCCTTCTGGAACTTGTTGTACATCTCAGGAGACAGCGATCCGTTTCGATCTGCGAACTCCTCGACGGCTTCACCGTAAAGCTGTTCGACAGCGTTTTGATCAGTACCCGCGGAATCTGCCGAAGGCTTCTCTACGGGAGGCTTGGCGCTGCCCTTGGTCCTCTCTAGCTCCGTGTAGGACTCGGCTAGCTTCTTCGCGGACTCTTCAAGGTTCCCCGTCCAGAACTTCTCAGGGATGTAGTCCGGGCGCTGCGGCGGGTCCTTCGGAGTGTCCTGGGTGCCGGTAGAGGCGTTCGGATCTGTGACCTGGACGG